GACGGCCTACACGCAGGTGGTCCTGGCACAGTCATCGAGCGCGACGATCATTGCCTCGGATACCGAGGCCGTGGCTGAGGCGGTGTGGGACAGCACGTTGGCGAGCCATACGCTCGCCGGGTCGGTGGGCGAGTTTTTCAACGCGCGGGTGCTGACTGTGGCGAAATTTATCGGGTTACGCTAGCGCACAGTTGACGATTAATGCCGACAATGGGCGACGATTCGGCGCGAAGCCTCTTTTCAGCGGGCGCGAGTCTGTGCATGCTGGACGTGTGACCGTCTGGGCGCGCCTTCGCCGCGGCGCCACGCGCGTCCTGGAAACGCTTTTGGAGTGCGCGGGCGTGGCAAGCGTGGTCTACGGGTGCTGGCTGATGTACGAGCCGGCGGCGTGGATTGTCGGCGGGCTGGCCGGATTCGGGATGAGCTACACCTTGCAGGCTGGAGATCGGGACGGATGAGTCTTATGCGGGCGCTGTCGCGCCGCTTCGAGACGGTGGGCGACGTGTCGATTTCGCAAGACCCGTCCCGACCGTTGATCGCGGCGCTGGGCGGGGCGCCCTCGACGGCTGGGGTCACGGTGACGCCCGAGACGGCCGCGGGCATTCCGACCGTGTTTGCGTGCGACTTGGCGATCAAGCGCGACGTTGCGACGACGCCGTTGAAGCTCAAGCGCCGCCGGGCGGACGGGACGCGCGAGGATGACCGGAACCACCCGGTTTACGGATTGCTGCACGATCTGCCGAATCCAGCAATGAGCCCCTACGAGTTCAAGGAGACGATGCAGAGCTCGCTGAACTTCTGGGGCAACGCCTACGCGGAGATCGAGCGCGACCGGCGCAACCTGCCGCGGGCGCTGTGGCCGCTGGAGGCGGATCGGATGACGGTGGACCTGGACGGGTCGAACCGGCTGCGCTACCGCTACCGGCTGTCGACCGGCGAGCGGGTGTGGTTGTTCGATCCAATGAATCCGCCGATCTTGCACTTGCGCCAGAACGCGAAGGACGGCATCCACGGCCGGAGTCCGATCGGGGTGCTGCGCGAGGCGATGGGGATCGCGCTGGCTGAGCAGAAATATCGCGCGCGGTGGTATGGCCAGGGCGGTCACGCGCGCATGGCCCTGACGACGCCGAACCGGCTCGATCAGCCGTCGGCTGAGCGGGTGCGCCACGACTACGAGGCGCTGACGGTCGGTGAGGAAAATTGGCATCGGGTCGTCGTGATGGACCACGACCTTAAGCCGGTGCCGCTGACGATGCCGCATCGGGACGCGCAGTTCATCGAGAATCGCAAGCTGTCGCGTTCGGAAATTACGGGCGCCTTCCGCGTGCCGGCGCACAAGGTCAACGACCTCGAACGTGCCACATTCTCCAATATCGAACACCAGGCGATCGAGTGGGTCACGGACGGGTTAATGCCGCATTTTGTGTGCTGGCAGCAGGCGATCGCGCGCGATCTGCTGAACGCGAAATCGTTCAACACCCATTTTGCGGTGTTCGTGGTGGACGCCTTGGTCCGCGGCGACTTCAAGACCCTGAACGAGGGGCTCGCCATTCAGCGGCAGAACGGGGTGATCACGGCGAATGAATGGCGGAAGGCCGTGGACGCGGACGATCAAATTGCCGAGGCGGACGGGGGCAACCTCTACTTGGTGAACGGCAACATGATGCCGCTGCGGCGCGATCCGGCCGCGATCCTCGGGTCTGGCGACGGGGTGATCAACTGAATGCGACTTGAATTTGATCTAGCGGCCGCGCGGGACGGAGCGATTCTCAGCGCCGACGCCACGGAGCGGCGCACGGTGGCCGAGCCGCTGGCGTATCGGGCGGCGGAGGCGGAGGCGGGCACGCCGGGGCAACTTGAGGGCTACGCGGCGGTGTTCGACCAGGACACGCAGATCGGCGCGGATGCTTGGGGGTGGACGGAACGGATTGCGCCGGGAGCGTTTCGAGAGTCGATCGGGAGCGACGACATCCGGGCGCTGTTCAACCACGACTCGAACCAAGTGCTGGGTCGGAACACGGCCAAGACGCTCGAGCTCAGCGAGGACAAGAAGGGCCTGCGGACGGTCATTCAGCCGCCGGACACGGCGGCGGCGCGAGACGTGGTGGCGCTGGTGGCGCGCGGGGATGTGAGCGGAATGAGTTTCGCCTTTCGCACGGTGCGCGAGGAGTGGGCGGAGCCGAAAGCGAAGGGCGAACTACCGCGCCGGACGATTCTCGAGGCGCAGTTGTTCGACGTCGGGCCGGTAACGTTTCCGGCGTATCCACAGACCTCGATCGCCGCCCGCGATCGGTCCAGTGCGTTGCTGGACGCCATTCGGGCGGAGCGGGACGCGGACGGGGATCGGGTGCGGTGTTTGGCGCTGGTGACAGCCCAACTTTCACAGCAGGGAGCATGACGCGATGACGACACAGGAGATGCGGGAACGGCGGGAGGCGCTCGTGGCCGAGATGGCCGACTGCGTGCCGCCCGAGGGCCAGGAGTGGACGCCCGAGAATCGGGAGAAGTTCGACAAGTTGCGGGCGGACCATCAGGCGCTCGCGCAGCAGATCGAGGACGCCGCGCGGGCCGAAGGGCTCGACGCCGTGCAGCGGGCGACGTTGCCGGAGTCACAGCGGCCGGCGGATGTCGCGTCGCCAGAGGCGGCCACCGCGCAGGCGACTTACACGCGCGCGCTCGGGCAGTATTTGCGCGGCGCCAGCATCATGGACATGACGGCGGAGGAGCGGCAGGCGCTCCGCCAGGGCTACCGGCCGATCGACACGGCGGGCCTGGAGCAGCGGGATCTGTCCACGCTGTCGGGCGCGGCGGGCGGCTACGTCGTGGCGCCGGACACGCGGTTCTACGGCGCGATCGTCCAGGCGATGAAGTTCTTCGGCGGCATGGAGCAGGTCGGCGCCGAGGTGATCACGACGGACACGGGCGCGGATCTGCCGATTCCGATTTCGGACGACACGTCGAACACGGGCGCGATCGTCTCCGAGGAGGGATCGCACACGGGCGGGACCGAGCCGACGTTGGGGCAGAAGGTGCTGCGGGCCTACCTCTACAGCTCCAAGGAGCTCAAGGTGTCTTGGCAGTTCCTGCAGGATTCGGCGATCGACGTGGAGACCTGGCTGGGCGCGCGAATCGGCGAGCGGCTGGCGCGCATCCAGAACACGCATTTCACGACCGGGACCGGGGCCAATCAGCCCGAGGGCGTGATGACCGCGTCGACACAGGGCCGGCAGGCGGCCACCGGGAACACGACGACGATTCCGTTCGACGACGTGTTTCGGCTGATCCACGCGGTTGATCCGGCGTATCGCAATGAGCGATGCCGGTTCATGATGAACGACGCCACGGCGCTCGCGCTGCGGCTGGCGAAGGACGGCAACGGCCGGTATCTGTGGCCGGAGATGGGCAGTGTGCAGGTCGGGCAGCCGATGCGGCTCGCGGGCTATTCGGTGGTCGTCAACAACGACGTTGCCACGATGGCGGCGTCGGCGAAGTCGATCAGCTTCGGCGACCACTACCACTACAAGATCCGGCGGGTGTCCGGACTGACGATCATCCGGCTGGGCGAACTGTATGCAGCGAACGGACAGGTCGCGTTTCTCGGGTTCATGCGGTGCGACGGCGGGCTGGTGGACGCCGGTCAGAATCCGATTCAGCACTTCGCCAACTCGGCGTCGTAGGGACTTGCAGCCAGGACCGGGCGAGGCGCCCGGTCCTGGCTGCGCTTGATAGGGAGCACAGACGATGGGAGCAGCGGGCGGATACCTGACCGAGGACGTTCGGTTTGACAAGGTGGCGGATCATTCCACCGCCGGGACGGGCGATGTCACGTGCGCGTCGGTGGATATGGCTGAGGACGGCGGCTATGACGGGGTCGTGTTCATGACGTCGTACGGGACGGCCGCGGCCGACAACATTCTCAAGGCGGCGGGGTCGGCGGACGACTCGACGTTCGCGGAATACGACTCGGACGCGCAGGTGGCGAGCGGGTCGAGCGACGAGGACGTGATTCTCGATTTGTTCCGGCCGGCGCAGCGGTACGTCAAGGCGGTCCCGGAGCGGGGCACGTCCTCGACGTGTGAGTCGGTCTGGGCGCTGCGCTACCGGAGCCGCAATCGGCCGGTGGCAACGCATGCGGTGACGGGCACGGCGGCCATCGCGCAGGACAGCACGCCGGGCAACGCCTAGCGTTTGGGGCGGCCTCGCGTCGGCGCGATTCGGCCGCCCGATGGAGTGGAAACGATGACGATGCGAGAGGGATTGGCGTCTATCCTGGCGCGCGTGCGGCTGGCGTGGCTGGGGCCGCTGCCGGTAATTGTGGTCGTGGTCGCGGCGAGCGCGTTCGCGGCGCAAACGATTACCAGCTTGAATTACTTCGACCCGTGCGCCGCTGGCGGCACGACGTGCGACAACGTGCTCAACATCGATGGCACGCTAGCCTTTGAGGACAAGGCGACCGTCATCGATCACGGGACGGCCACGCTCAGCGCGGGGTATGCGAGCGTCAGTACGAATCTGTCGTCCACGGTGTCGTGCGTGCTGACCTACGTCTCGGGGGCGACGCCTGGCGACGATCCGGTGCAGGTTACGGCCCTCTACACGACGGGGTCCTCCACGCTGGAGATTTTAGCCTGGGCAACAGACGGAAGTGATCCGACGCGGATCACGT